CATAATTAATTATTACTTCTGATAATCATAAATTATCGGAATAAATGTTATGGTTGTAATTGTTTAAATTATGAAAACAAAGTGCGAACATAGGGGGTTTTTAATTAGGGGTTGCCTGATTTTACTTGTGTCGCTAAATAAAAATTAATGTATGGTACACACAAATGGACGATAGATTTCTAAAAACAATAATTTTCATTATGAAAGATAAAACCACAAAGAAACCGATTGTGATTACACATTTTCAAGGTTTCAAAAGCAATGAGGAAGCTGAAGATTTTACCGACTTCTTAAAAACACAATTTATTTTACCAACAGACTTTCCTGATGATAATGTTACAATTCACTAGGGGGGTTTTGTTATAAAATGAAACAAATTGTTATTCCTTACAAGCCAAGAGAAATCCAAAATTTTTTGCATAAAAAATGCGATATGAACCGATTTAATGTTGTCATAGTTCACAGAAGAGGTGGTAAAACAGTTTTCGCCATAAACCACTTAATCAAAGCTGCTTTGACGAACACTAAACCCTATCCTAGATATGCCTTTATTTCGCCATTTAGATTACAAGGTAAATCAACTGCATGGGATTATCTCAAACAATTCTCTGCTGCCATACCAGGAACAAAATTCAATGAGTCTGAATTAAGGGTGGATTTTTCTGTAAACAATAGTCGTATTCAAATTATTGGTGGTGAGAATAGTGCTGCAATCAGAGGACAGTATTTTGATGGTATAGTTTGCGATGAAACACAAAACCTTTCGCCAGACCTCTTTGATACCCTCTTACGACCAGCTCTTTCTGACCGACATGGTTTTGCCATATTTATCGGAACACCGATGGGAAGAAACTGGTTCTTTGATTTACATGAAAAAGCCAAACACACAGAGGGGTGGTTTACCAAAGTGTTCAAAGCTAGTGATACCAAGATTATAGACCAAGAAGAATTGAAAGCTGCGAAAGAAACGATGTCGCCAGAGAGTTATGCTCAAGAGTTTGAGTGTTCATTTCAAGCAGGTATATCAGGATCTTATTATGGAAAAATTATGGAGGAGCTAGAGCAAAAAGGTAATATTAAAAATTTTGAAATAGATGAAGATTTGGAAGTAGAAACCTGGTGGGATCTAGGAATGAACGATAGTACAGTTATTACATTTGCTCAAAGGCATAATAATCAAATTAGAATAATTGATTGCTATGAAAATTCAGGTGAGGGATTAGAGCATTATTTGAATGTGATTGATAACAAAGATTATAATTATTCAAAGCATATTGCACCCCATGATATTAGAGTTAGGGAGATAGGCACAAATAAGTCTAGGTGGGAAACAGCAAAGGAACTAGGATTAGAGTTTGACATAGCTCCTAAATTAAGTATTGAAGATGGTATTGAACAAGTTAGGAGAATGTTGCCAAATTGCTATTTTCATAAAAACAATTGCAAAAAGCTCATAGAAGCATTAAAATCCTACTGCAAACGATGGGATGAAAAAAACAATTGTTTTAGGAACAAACCCTTACACAATTGGTCATCTCACTTTTGTGATAGCATACGATATGGAGCTATTGTAGAACCAATTAAAAGATCAGACTGGTCAAAACCTATTGTTGTTAATACTAATTATATAATTTAACATGGCTGAATTAGATTTAAAATTAAAAACACTTTTAAGCAATCACATTGAAACTGCTTTAGGATATTTAGGTGGCAACCTATCCGAAGCTAGAAAAAAATCTATTGAATATTATTTAGGCGACAAACTTGGAACAGAAATAGATGGTCGTAGCCAAGTTGTGTCAACAGATGTTTCAGATACAATTGAAAGTATTTTACCAAATTTATTAAGAGTGTTTACTGCATCCGATAAAGTAGTCAGATGCGAACCTGTAAATGCCGAAGATGTACCCCTTGCCGAACAAGCTACTGCATATTTAAATCATGTCTTTTACAAAGACAATGATGGCTTTCAATTATTATACAATTTTTTCAAAGACGCATTGATTGAAAAAAATGGTTTCTTAAAAGTTTATTGGGATGAATCAGAAACTGTAGAGTTTGAAACTTATGAAAATTTATCCAAAGAAGATAAAGATGCTTTAAATGATACTAAAGATGAAATAGAAATTATTGCAGAAGAAGAATTTGAAGATGAGAAAGAGAAAGAACAATATCAAAAAGTATTAGAACAATATGAAGCTCAAGGTATAGATACTTCTCAAATAGAAGAACCAAATTTTATTTTGTATAATTGTAAAATTAAACGAACTAAAAAACATGGCAAAATAAAAATTGAATCTGTACCTCCTGAAGAATTTTTAATAGATAGAAATGCTAAAACAATTCAAGAAGCAGATTTTGTTTCTCATAAAGTTTTAATGTCAAGATCAGATTTAATTGCTATGGGTTATGACGAAGAAGAAGTAAAAAATTTACCAGCTTCAAGTGATGATATTTACAATACTGAAGATATGGTCAGGCAAAGAAATGTAGATGAATACCCAGTAGATAATTATACTCAAGGTCAAAACACAAAAGTTTTAGTTTATGAATCTTATGTAAGATACGATCAAGACGAAGATGGTATTGCAGAACTTCGTAAAATAGTTTCGGCAGGAGATAATGGTTCTATTGTTTTAGAAAATATGCCATGTGATAATATTCCTTTTGTAACTGTAACACCTATACCAATGCCACACAGATTTTATGGAAGATCAGTTTCTGAATTAGTAGAAGACATACAGTTAATGAAATCAACTGTAATGCGTCAGTTGTTAGATAATATGTATTTAACTAACAACAATAGAGTTGCAGTTATGGATGGTATGGTCAACATGGATGATCTATTAACAACTAGACCTGGTGGTGTGGTTAGAACTAAACAACCACCAAACCAAGTGATGCAACCTTTACAAGCTCAACCAATATCTAATCAAGCATTTCCATTGTTATCTTATTTAGATACAGTAAGAGAAGCTAGAACTGGTGTTACAAAGTCTGCTCAAGGTTTAGATGCAGATACATTAAATTCAAAAACTGCAACTGGTGTCAACACATTAATGACACAAACGCAAATGCGATCAGAATTGATTGCAAGAATTTTTGCAGAAACTGGTGTCAAAGATTTATTTAGAAAAATTTTTGAACTAATGGTCAAATATCAAGACAGAGAAAGAGTTGTTATGATAAATAATATTTATGTTCCTGTTAAACCTACAGAATGGAAAGACAGATTTAATATATCTATTGTAGTTGGTTTAGGTACAGGTTCAAAAGAACAACAAACTATTATTTTAAACAGTATTTTAGAAAGACAACTTCAAGCATTTCAATTACAAGGTGGAAAAGAGTTTCCAATGGTCAATTTAAAAAACATTTATAACACTTTATCTAAAGTTATTGAGAATGCAGGTCTAAAAAATGTAGAAAGTTACTTTGTTGACCCTGATGTAGGCAAACAAATGATGCCACCACCTAGTCCACCACCTCTAACACCTATAGAAAAAATAGAATTTACTAGAATTGATGCAGAGAATAAGAGAAAAATTGCCGATCTTGAGTTGCAATACAAAGAATTACAACATAAATCAGAAGAAATGGCTTTAGATTTTGAAGCGAAGATAAAAGAAATGGCTTTAAAATATAATACACAATTAGATACGACAAAAATCAAAGCTGATGCAGACCTAGATAAGATGATGATGGCTAGTCAATCCAAGATTCTTGAAAAAGCACAACAATCTGCTAATATGTTCAGCAAACAGGTACAAGGATTAAATGGAAACCAAAGACCAGGCAAGGAGATCGGAGGAAATCAGCCGATCCAACCAAGCCAAACAGTTACTAGAGAATAAAATTTTTGTAGAGGCAATTGATTCTCTAAAAAAACTTTATTCTGAAGCACTACTTGAAAAAACTGGTGCTAAAGAAAGCGATACCAGAGAAAAACTTTGGATTGCTTATAATGTTGTTGGTAAAGTTGAACAACATCTGCAAACTTTAATTGAAACAGGTAAACTTGCAGAGAAACAACTTGAAGATTTTAGAAAACAACAAATCAAAACAAAATTTTAACTATATAGTTAAAATAAGCCAAGTCATAAGACAGCTTAACAACAGGAGGACAAATGTCTGACTCAAACCCATTGTTGTCAAACGCAACAATACAAGGTGCTGCTAAACATATTGAAAGTTTAATGGACACAAAAGGTGTTATCACTAAACCTCAAGAAGAAGAAGCACAAGTTCAACCGAAAGAAGAAGCGAAAGCCGAAACTGAAGTTGAACAAAAACCTGAAGCTCAACCTGAACAGGAAGCTCCAGTTGAAGAAGAAGCATCCGAAGATCAAAATGCGATTGAAGAACAAACAACCGATCTACACCAGGTCATAGTGAATGGTGAAAAGATTGATGTTGACCTTGAAGAATTAAAAGCAGGTTATCAAAAAGATGCCGACTATAGACGAAAAACAGAGGAGTTAGCGATTGAAAAAAGAGAGCTTAAATCCGAAGAAGATCGTCTTAAAAAACAGTATTCAACAAAGATGGACGATTTAAATTCTTTGGTAGTTACTTTGAATGCTGAAATTAACAACGATATGAATTCCAAAGAACTTGATAGACTTTGGGAGGAAGATCCAACTGAAGCTGCAAAAATTGATCGTAGAATTCAAAAAAGAAAAAATACGATACAAGAGGCACAGCAAAAATTGAGAGAGCATCAGCAAACTCAATTTCAGGAAATATTAAGAGAAGAACAAAGAAAACTTCACTTAAGACATCCAGAGATAGCTGACCCTATAAAGGGTGCAACAGTTAAATCAAATATTGTTAGTTACTTAAGTTCTAAAGGATTCTCTAATGAGGATGTTTCAAGAATTTATGACTCAAGAATGTTTGATGTGATCATGGATGGGATGAACTTTAAAAAAACTAAAGAGGCAAAACCTAATTTAGTTTCTAAAAAAGTAAAACCAACCAAGTTTGTTAAGTCAGGTGTCAAGTCAACAAAAGAAGAATTAAACTCCAAGTCTAGGTTGAATCAACTTAAGGCATTAAAAAAATCAGGAAGTGCAAGAGATGCTACTGAACTATTAATGCGTTATTTATAAACAATAACCTTAAAGGAGATAAACAATGGCTGTATATCAAACATATCAAACAGTCGGCATAAGAGAAGATTTGGCAGATATTATTTATTCAATATCACCAACTGAAACACCTTTTATGTCTGGAGTTGCAAAAACAAAAGCAACGAATACTTCACACCAATGGCAAACAGATGCGTTAGCTGCTACTGCTGTTAATGCTGCTGTTGAAGGTGCAAGTATTTCTTATGCTACTTTGTCTGCAACAACTAAACTAACTAACTACACTCAAATTTCTACAAAAGGTGTTCAAGTATCTGGAACTAATGATGCTGTAACATCTGCTGGTAGAAATAATGAGTTAGCTTATCAAGTAGCTAAAGCTGCAAAAGAATTAAAAAGAGATATGGAAACTGCTCTTTTATCAAATGTTGCTGCTGCTGCTGGTGATGCTACAACTGCTAGAAAATTAGGAGGAGTTCAAACTTGGATTTCTACTAATGTTGATGCTGGTGCTGGTGGATCTGGTGCTGGTGGTGGAGCTGTTAGAACAGATGGAACTCAAAGAGCTTTTACTGAAGATCAGTTAAAAGGTGTTTTGAGACAATGTTTCAATGAAGGTGGAAACCCTAACATGATTATGGTTGGTGCTTTCAATAAACAAAAACTATCTGGCTTTACTGGTGGTTCAACTAGATTTGACCAAGCAGAGGACAGAAGATTAGTTACATCTATTGATGTCTATGAAAGTGATTTTGGAACTTTACAAGTTGCTCCAAATAGATTCATTAGAGATAACAATGCTACTGCTGCTAAAAAAGGTCAAGATGCTCTAATTTTAGAGATGGACTACTGGGCAGTATCTTTCTTAAGAGATTTCACTCTACAAACTCCAGCTCAGACTGCAGACGCAGATCAGAGATTTATGGTTGCAGAGTACACTCTTGAATCAAGAAATGAAAAAGCTAGTGGATTAGTTACAGACTTAACTACTTCATAATACTTTATTTGGTGGGGGAGCAATCCCCCATCAATCAATTAACAATTTTGTTTGGTCTTTGAAGATTTATTTTAAAGTCGGAACGAAGCAAATAAAAAGGATAAAAAATGAGAACACTTAACGATTACTTTATAACTGCTGAAATAGAAGATATTTCAACAGCTTCATCAACTTTTGTTGCTATCCCTGATGGTGGAAAAGTAGTTAAAATTATAACTGCTTTACAAGGTGCTATTTCAGGTGGAGATGCAGCTATTACTTTTGAAATTGGTGGTACTGCTATGACAAATTCTGCTATAACAGTTGCTAATTCTGGTTCGGCTGCTGGTGATGTAGATTCATCTACACCAAGTGCTGCTAACAGAGTAGAAGAAGATGGAACTATTGAGATGATTACTGATGGTGGTTCTACTGGAACACAAAAATTACTTGTTACATTTGTAATAAGAAGATAAAAACTAACTGGGGGGATCTTGTCTAGCGATACTTCCCCCCTTCAAATTTAGGAGATAAATATGAGTTTTAATTATGGATTAAGACCTGGAACAACACAAAAAGTATCACCATCTGGTTCATCTGCTGCAACTGGAAATGCTTTTGGTTCACAAACTGAATATGTAAGAGTAGCTGCTGATGCAGATGTGCATATTGTATTTGGTGCATCACCAACTGCTACAGCTAATGATATATTTTTACCAGTTGACCAACCTGAAATTTTTAAAGTTTCACCTGGTGAAAAAATGGCTGCGATTGGTACTGCAAATGTTTCAGTTACTGAAATGAGTGCGTAGTGGCAAGACAAAAGTTTGTTCACTTTGTTCCAAGACCTAAACCAAAAAAAAGACCAAGACGACATAAAAAGGACTTGAACAAGCATGAAAAACGAATGGCTAAAAAAAGTCGTTATAAAGGACAAGGCAGAGTATGAAAAAAGATATTACTTTTGATGGTTTGCAAAAAACCACATATATGAAAGATGATATGGATGGTAAGATTGCAATTAAAGAAGAAGTTAATATTGATTCACATCTTAAACATAATAAAAGATTATTAAATCTTAATGATGGTTATTCTAAATCAAGAGATTTAAAGAGAGTAGCTAGTATTCCAACTTTAGCTTTATCTGTTTGGGCGAATGAGTATAATGGTAGTCGTAATTGGTTTGAGCTTCCAGCAGATGTTCAAAAACAAATATTGAAAAAAAAATTAAATTCAAGTGAGTTTAGATATTTTAAAACAGCAGAAGGTAATTTATAATGGCATTAAATAGTTATTCAGCATTAAAAACATCTATTGCAAATTGGTTAAATAGATCAGATTTAACATCAGAGATAGCAGAAGATTTTATAGTTCTTGCAGAAAAAGATTTTAACTCAAAATTAAGAATAAGAAAAATGAACGCAACTAATAGTTCATTTACTATCAATGCAGAAACAGTTGCATTACCTACAGGATTTTTACAATTAAGAGATATGTATATTGTAGAAGGTGGAACTAAATATGCTTTAAAATATATTACACCTGCACAAATGGATCAAATAAAAGGTAGTTCAACTACTGGTATGCCAGAAACTTTTACTATACTTGGAGATAATTTTAGATTTGCTCCAACACCAGGATCTTCATATACAGCAACAATAAATTATTATAAAGAATTTGATCCTTTATCAGATTCAAACACATCAAATTATATTTTAT